CCTGCGCTAGCCAGCGATAGCCGCGCACATCCACCAGCCACCACTGGATGAAGGCGGGCTTTTTCTTGCCAAAGTCAATGACCTCCCACAGCGTGCAATTCGTGCGCGGCAGGTCCTGCCAATCGCACAGGTGCCGCTCGCCGAAGCTGGAGAACACCACCGCATTGTCCTGGCTCACGTCGCCATGCAGCTTGATCCGAATCTCGCGCTCCGGCGCATGGCGTAGCTCCGCGCGTAGGCCCTCATACGCGGGGGCAATCTCGTTGTCCTGAGTGAACACGTAGGCCACCAACGCCGTCGGATCGCGCGGCTGGGCAAAGCGGGGCACGCGCGGGTCCAGCACGCCATCCCGACCCTGCAAGTCTGGCGATACCTCCATCTCTCCCTTCACTGCGCCATTGAGGAAGTAGTTCACCGTCTCGTTCCACCCCAGGTAGGGCGTGAAGCTGATCAGGTGCACGCCGTGGTAGAGCATGCCCATCTGCCGCACGGTCAGCCGCTTGCCCTCTTCCAGCGTGCGCTCGATTAACCGCATCTCGTCCAGGAAGGCAGGCTTTCGTGTGTCCACGGCCCGCGTCACCATACGTTCATGCACTGCCTTCACATGCGTGAGCGGCACCAGCTCGTCACTCCAGGCGGATGTCAGGGAGAATCCCTGGAAGCGTTCCAATCCCTGCGAGAAGAAGCGAAACACAAACTCGCCACCGCCCAGGTATTCCTGCTCCTGCGCATCCAGCACCGGCACCAGCAGCGAGAACTGCTCATTGGTGAAGTGCCCACCGCTGAACTTGAACCGCTCATGCTTGCCGCCGGTCTTGGTGTTCTTGGCGGAGCGCTTGCCATCCTCGGGCGATACCTCATCAGGCAAGAAGAACTCCACCACCTTCTGCTGAATGCTGCGGCTCGTCTCCACCGTCTCCGCCAAGGCGAACACCGCCGCGTTCTGCGTGTAAAGCCAATGCGCCACCATCCGCCGCGCACACGAAAAGGTCTTGCCCGGTCTCATGCCGCCGGTGACAAACACCTTGAGCACCTGGCCAGGGAATTGCAGCCGCTTGCGCACCACGCGCAGGTCAATCTGCCGCCAAATGGGAGGCTCCCACGCATGGGACAATGGCTGCTTACGCGAGAGCTGAATCAATTCGGCGCGGCTGTTCACATAGCTGGCGGCCTTGTCGCGGCCCATGCGTTCCAATGACTCTGCCGAAGCGCGTTTGAACGGGTGCGGCTCTTGCTGCTCGGCCAGCAACTCGTAGAATTTCAAGGTGTCACTCATGCGTCAATGATGGGTCCTGAAGCTTCGCGTTCCATGCGTTCTAAATCCTCGGGGGTGACATGCAGGTGCACATGTCGAATAGGTGGCAGCGACACGCCAGCCGCCTCGCGCTCAATTTGCGTGGCCTGGGTGGCTGCCATGGACAGCGCGCCCAGCTCCCTGTGCGTGGCGCGCGGCAAAACCTCCTGCATCTGTGCCAACGCCTCATTGGCCACCATCGCCGCCCGCCCCGCAATAACGCCGCCCATTTTGACTTGGTGATAAGCGCCGAAGCGCTCCACTAGCTTGCGCAAACCGGTATCGGTGGTGCCTTCGTTTGATCGGCCCACGTAGGGGCCAATGGTCCGCGCTACCTCCGACACCGGCACGCCCTCACGCAGCAGTTGCAGCACTGCTTCCCCAGCCTCGCGATGCTGCTCAAAAAACCGCACCCCCGAGTGCCGCGCCATTTCCATCTGCAATGGTTCCGCCAATGCCGAGCCATCCGGCAGCGTTAGCGGCAGCTTGGGTTGTGCGGGTGGTGAGTTCATGTGGGGGAATGGGTGGTGGCCTCCGTCGTGTCGTAGTGCCACGCGGTGGAGTCCTCGGTGGTCCACTTGGCGTGGGCTTCGCAGTTCCACTCGTCCTCGTTCACCACGTAATCAGGCCGCGCAGGGAAGGGCTTGGTGACGTGGCTGGGCTCATGCCAGCGCAGCCGGTTGTTCGGCTGGATGGCGAACTCTCCGCTATCCAGCGCGATGAAATGCCCGCTCTTGTGCTCCTGCGGATGGATCGCCAGCGTGATGTCTGCGCCGTGCGTGTAGTCCGGCCCCCATTGCAGCGTCCACAGGTAGATGCCATCCACCCAGGTGCCGTCTTTGAGGTGCACTGACACGCGCAGCCCGGACAGGAAATTGATCTCCACAATGGCGAAGTTCGCACTGAAACAATTCCACAGTTGCAGGTGGTGGAACGGGTGGACATGCGCGTGCTCGAAATCATGCAGCGCATGAATCGGCAGCTTGTCGCGCAACGCGCCGTTCTCGAGCAACACCTGAAACAAAGCGCAAGAGCCGGGAATGCTCCGCACCGACACCGCCACGCCGCTTTCGTATTGACCAACATGCTCCGGGTTGCCGGTCATGAACTCGCGGCGAACGAGGCACTTGAGAGGAGGAATGGAGGTTTCGTGAAGAGGCATAGAGCGTTGTGGGTGTGAGGTGAGCGGTGGACTGATCAAAACGGAATGTCGTCATCCTCCAGGCCATCGGTCAGGCTAGCGCCATCGCTGGCCTGCGCTGCTGGGGTGGTCCGCGGCTGGTTGGGTGAGTTGCCATACGGGGCAAACTCCCGCGCACTGCCCAGGATCGGCAGTCGGGGCGGATTGGCCTGCTCGCGCTCGTCGCGGGTGGTCGGCTCCACCACAAAATGCGTGTCCTCCCGGTCCAGTGGCGGATTCTTCAGCGGCACGATCTCGGCGCTGAAATACATGGCATCCTGCGCACCCTCTTTTTTGGATTCGTAGCGCTTCATGCGCGACTTGGACGGCACGATGACAAGGCACTTTTCGCCCGACTTCGGCGAAGTGAACCACAGAGCGCCTTGGATCTTGGACAGGTCAATGTTCAGTCTGAGTTTGTTCGGCATGGTCGTTGTTGCTTCTTTGGGTGTGTCTGGTTTGGGTTGCTAATCAGTGTTGTTGCCGGTTGGCTTCGTTGTTGCTGTGCAGGTAGAAACAGGTGCTGGTGAACTGCGTGCGGCGGGCTTCCCACTTCAGCACGATGTCACCCACGGGGCCGCCGCGATGCTTGGCAATGATCAAGCGGGTTTCCTCCTCGGGCAGTTCTTCGTTGTAGTAGCTGCCGCGCCACAGAAGGCCCACGATGTCGGCATCCTGCTCGATGCTGCCGCTCTCGCGCAGGTCGGACAGTTCAGGCCGGCCATCCTTGCGGTCTTCGGCTTTGCGGTTGAGCTGGGCTAGCACCAGCACGGGGACCTGGAGTTCTTTGGCCATTTCCTTCAGCGTGGCGCTAATGTCGGCAATCTCTTGTTCGCGGTTGCCTTTCGCTCGGCGGCTGCTGCTTTTGAGCAGTTGCAGGTAGTCGATGATGATGATGTCGAGCCCGCGTCGTGATTTCAGTTTGCGCAGCTTCCCGCGCAGCGTTTGCACGGTGATGCCAGGGGTGTCGAGCCACTGAATGTCGGCATTCATCAGCACGCGCTGCTGGATCTGAAGATCTGCCTGCTGATCACGGCGGAGCGGTAAGCCGCTACGCATGGCCGTGAGGTCTACACCAGAGCCGCCGACATACTCGCGCATCAGGATTTCATCCGCGCCCATCTCCAGCGAGATGAACGCCACTTTCTTGGGCCTAACATTTTTCAGCCCGTCCCGGTAGTCCATGGCAGTGGCTCCCAAGGCTGCCTTGTGCGCGAGGTTGCTGACAAGCGAAGTCTTCCCCTGGGCAGGGCGGGCCGCCACGATCATGAGCTGCCCCGCTTTTAAGCCGCCGGTCATGCGGTCGAGATCGGTGAACCCGGTGGCCACGTGTTCCTCCAGCATTTCGCCTTTGTGCTCGATGATGCGGGTCATCTCGTCCACCACGTCCAGCAGCACTTCCTTCTGAGATTTGAACTCAGCGCGATGGTGGTCCGGCTGTGTGGCGCGGCAGGTCTCGGCAATGACAAACACATCGCCTTCCAGTTGGTCGATCAATTCAATCACGTCGTCGTCCACATGCTCGCGCCCATGGTCAAAGGCGGCATGAATGGCCAGGGTGCAAACGTGGATGACGCGGCGCAGGGCGAACTTGTCCTGCATGATCTTCACGTAAAAAGCAAAGTGCGCGCCGATGGGCATCAGGCTGTAAAGGTCGGAGATGGCCCCAGGGCCGCCAATCTTGTCGATCACCTGCTTGGCCCGCATGGCATGGGTAAGGGTGGTCACATCCATCGGGATGTTCAGGTCCTCAAACTCCAGAATCTGCTGGTAAATGATGCGATTGGCCGCGTGGTAGAAAGCATCCAGCGGTAGCGCGGCGCGGATGGCAGTGAGGCGCTGCGGGTCGTTCAACAAGCCGCTGATCACGCCCTTTTCCGCATCATCACTGAAGGGCAGGGAGTGGTTCAGATTGGCCAGTAGCTCCTCAGTGCTGCGCTCTTGCTTGGCCTTGCGGTCACGCGGCACAAATGCGCCGGACTCTGCGTTGTCGATTTCTGAAGGGTCGGTGGGGTTCATTACTGTTGGGAAGCTTGCAGTTGCTGTTTTTCGATCCAAAGGCGGGCATCGGCTGGCAGGAGGCCCCACACGACTTTTTCAGCCTCCAAGCTGGGATAACCTTCAGCCACCCACTGCCGCCAGTTGTAGCAGGGCTCTGGAAGGTCGGGATTGACCAGCAACTTGGCAGTGGGCCGCGCCCCCCCTTTTTCTTTCGCGGCGGGCAGTTGTGCTGACGCGACGTGGTTTCCACCTGGAACGCTGCCGGTCTTGTTGCGCAGCAGCCAGTATTCCAGATCCTTCTGGGCCTGTCCTGGGCCAATGAACTGGCCAGAGCTAGCCTGCCAACTTTTGCGCTCCCGATCCGCAAACCAAAGCTGCACCATGGCGGGGTCGTAGGTCAGCCCTGCGGCACTGCTGGCTGTCCAGCGTTGAGCATAGGCTTGAGCATCAGCCAGAGAAAGCGGCGCAGCCGTCTCACTCTCGCGCAGAGTTTCCTTTTCCTTATCTTCCTTTCCATTCCCTTCCTTTCCTTTCGGGTTTAGGGTAGGGTTTTCGGGAGGGTTTTCAGAAGGGTTTTCTGGCGGGTTTTGAGAAGGGTTTTCGGGCGGGTTTTTCTTTGGTCGGCCCCCACCTTTGGCGTTTCGACCGGCCTGCACTTGGGCTTGTTTGTTTTCAGGAAAACCCCAGACAAGAAGATCCTCACCATCCCATTCCCAGAGCATAGCGTCCTCCTCAAGCTCGGCCAGGGTGACACCACAGGATTGCTCCCACATCCGCGATTTCCAGCGCCTGCTGCCTGCGATGCGCCCCGAGTTCTCCAGGTCGCAGCAGTAGCCCATCAGGCTGATCCAGACGCCGCGATTGGCGGGGCTCTCGCCAATGAACTCCGGCATTCGGAGCATGGAGACATGGAGGTTAAAGTATTGCATGACAGCTCAGAAGAAGTTAGGCGGCAGCACCGCAGGAATGCGCGGCACTGGCCGTGTCAGGGGCTGGCGTTTCAGCGCTTGAGTCAACACCTCCAGCGAGACGTGCCCCCTTTGAGCCGCCTTTTCCAACGGCTTACCCGCCCGAGCCAGACGCACCGCCAGCGGCAAATCATCGTCCGGCACCACGCTGGTGATCTCAATCTGCCGCTGTCTTTTTTTGTTTTTTTTCAGCCGTCCTTCACGCAGGTAAAGCCAATCTTGCAGCGTGCCGTAGCAGATAGCCAGCAACTTGGAAATACTGGCCACCGTCATCCCCTGGGCTCGCAATTCGATTGCCTCCGTGGTCAATGCTTGGCGCTGAACATCGTCATAAACCGCCACATTTCGGGCGCGTCGTTTAGGTGTCACTGTCATAAGATCAAAAGTGCATTGTGAAAATTTTCCCGA